GGAAATGTATCTGAGGCTAGACAAGATGCTTCTAAGTACGGATACAAGTTTATGGCTGGTGGTAGACTTAAAGCAGCTTATATGGCTAAGGGTGGAACCATTGCTAAAACAACTAAAGGACCAGGTGCTAACTATCGTCCTACTAAGCAAGGTGCTGGTATGACTCAGAAGGGAGTTATGGCTTATCGTAGAGCTAACCCAGGTTCTAAATTAAGTACTGCTGTTACAGGTAAGGTAAAGCCAGGTAGCAAAGCAGCTAATCGTAGAAAGTCCTACTGTGCTCGTTCATTAGGTCAGTTGCGTAGATCTAAACAATCTACACAGAATGATCCTAATAGCAGAATCAGACAAGCACGTAGGCGTTGGAAGTGCTAAACTAAAACTAAAACTAAATATATGGCAACTAAAGCATCTAAAACTAAATCAACCTCTACAGCTTCTAAGTTCAAAGTTAAACCTAAGATCAGAAGAAAGGGAGTTGTAGCAAAGACTAAAGCTTCAAAGTTAAAGTCTAGCAAAAATTATCTTAAAAAGTACAAATCACAGGGTAGAAAATGATTGTATACAAAGTTACTAACTCAGTAAATGGAAAGGTGTATATTGGATATACCACTAAAACACTTGATCAAAGGATTAAAACTCATTTAAGGAAAGCAAACTGTCTTACTCAGAAACACCATACTCAAGCTTTTAAGTCGGCTTTAAGGAAGTATGGTAAGGAGTGTTTTCTTTGGGAAGAGTTAGTAACTTGTAGTACAAAAGAAGAAGCTTGTGAAAAAGAAAAACACTTTATAGCAGAGTATAACTGCGTTGTTCCTCTAGGTTATAATATGACTTTGGGAGGAGAAGGGGGAATACTCTCACAAGATGTCAAAATTAAGATCTCTAATTCTGTAAAAGATTATCATAAAAACAATCCTGAAGTCTGGCTTAACAGTACGCTAGCTAATGCTAGTACAGAACAGAGGAGTGAGTGGGGCAAAAAAGCAGCAAACACTAAAATTCAAAATGGGTTTAAGTACAAAACAGGATTCACAAGACCCCAGGAGTCTAGAGAAAAGATGAGTAAAACTAGACGAAAGAAATACTCCTGTACTTGGTACAATTTTAAAACAAAAACATTAGTGGAAGCATCTTCAACAGATATGAGTGAATTTACAGGATTATCCGTAGGCACATTCAATCACTTAAAACATGAAAGACTTCATATTACTAAGTGTGGTTGGATTCATGTTCCTGCTGAGTCTAATTACATTGCACTAAATAAGGGGTAAGCAATTACCCCTTGCTTTTTTTTATTAATCTCGTATATTTGTATAACTAGCTTATTCTCAAGCAGTTATTAACTTTTTATGTTAATAACATAATTCATTAAAACATGTTAAGAAACAGACTTTTTAAAAGATTCGCTAAAAACGGTATCGAAGAACCTGTAGATAAAATATCTAATGCAGGCTTAGATCCTATTCAGCAGTATCCCACCCTTGAGGAAATAGCTAGTAAGATGAAACCTATTACTCCTAGTATGATGGGAGTAGGTACTCCTAAGACAGAAAAGGAATACGAAAAGAAATTTGGACAATTAGACATCTCTGCTGAAAGCTTTGAACCTAAGGCTATTGATCCAATAGAAGAGAAGGGTCCTTTTGGTAATCGCATGTTTGAGAACATGTTTAACCAAGAACAAACTCTTAGAGCAGGAGAAGAACAAACAAGTACTCCTAGTAGTGTAAAGAAAGCACAAGACATAAGTAATGAAGTTGCTTCTCAGTACGATCCTCAAAAACAATTTAAGTTTCCAAATCTAGGTATAGATTCTGGGGACGCAATTACACTAGGACTGTACGGAGTAGATGCGGCCTTAGGTTATAATCAAGACTTAAAAAATCAACGTAAGTTTAACGAATCAATACAACAAAGAGAATCTAAGCCCGTATACGACTACAACTTTATGTATGGTCGTACTACAAGTGGAGGCACAGAGTATCAACCTACAATTAAAGCAGAAATGGGTGCAAAAATAAACAAGCGTTATGCTAGTGAAGGCATGAACGATGTAGAGATCGAAGGTGGAGAATTTATCCAACTTCCTAACTTAGATACTGAGATGGCAGAAGGCCCTTCTCATAGTAACGGAGGTATCCCTACAAACCTTCCTGATCAAACTCGTGTGTACTCTAACAATTTAAAGCCAGAAGGATCTAAGAAAACCTTTGCTCAGATTGCTAAGAACTACGACATTACTTCTTATAAGAAAACTCTAGAGAATCCTTTTGCTAAGCAAGTAGATAAAGACACTGCTAGTTTAATGATGCAACGTAACCAAAGAATTCTTGATGATCTTTTCAGAGATCAACAGCTTCTTAATGGAGACTCTAACGGAGAAGTAGAAGCAAAGAATGGAGCTAGCATTAACAATGCAGGCTTCAAGGCACTTCCTCAAAGTGTGCAAGATAAAATACTTGCAGAAATGAAGTACGGAGGATTTGCTCAAAGAGAAGCTCAGTCTTTAGAGATGGCTGATGGAGGCAAGAAGAATCCTCAACCAGATATTACTAGTCTCCCTCCTGAAATTCGTAGTTACGCTAAGTGGGACCCTACATTCAAGAAAGAAGATGGTACACTTGGTGTTTATAGATTAGAAGTTCCTTCTAACTTAGACTTTGATGCTAAGACTAACATAGCAAGAGCAGCAGAGACTTACGGTATTAAAAACCTAGTACAGACCTCTAACCAAAGAATTACAGGTTCTCCTAATGTTAAAGGCTTTTATGCTGGACTTTCTCCACAAGATTTTGAGCAAAAGATTGTAAGAGAAAGATTAGGAAAAGAAGAAGCAGGTAAACTGAATGAACTTGAAACTCGTAAGAAAGCATTTGAAATTCTTGGAGTAGATCCAGGTAGTTATGATATTAACGATCCTACTAAACTCTATAATGACGACTATTTTAGAGAGAGTGTATTCTATCCTAAGTTTCAGAAGTATTTACCTGAAGGTCAATTTAGACCTGTAAAAGGAAACGATAAAAGTTTTGGATTTGAACACTTAGATGCAAAGCCTATTCCACCAGAAAAACCAAAAACTCCAGAAGGTAGTAGTGGTACTCCTCCTGAAGGAACAAAGATAAACAATGTAACTCCAGCTAAGACAGGTAAGTATACTCCAGGACAGTTTCCTTTGTATCAGGCTATTCCTGAAGCTATGGGACTTGCTCAAGCACAAGAAATCTATCCTTATGCTATTCCTGAGATAGATGCTCCTTACGTTCGTCCTCAGACTTTAAATATCCAAAGCGAGTTACAGGATATTGATAATATGGGTACAGCAGCTATTAGAGGTGGTGCTGATCCTAATATGGCTTACATTGCTGGCCTAGACGCTAAACAAAAAGCCTTTCAATCTAAGCAGAACTATGATGCTCAATCACGTTCTCAAGCAGACATGGCTAATGCACAAATGTCTATGCAAGCAGATCAGTTTAATGCTCAAGCTTTTGATCGTGTATATAATAACCTAGTAGGTCAAGCAAGAGATGCTCAGTCTGCAGAAAAACAAGCAGCAGTAGCAAGTCTTACAAATAAAAAAGCTAAATTTGTACAAGACGAAAATCTTAAAGCTATGGGTATTCCTCTTGTTGCTCCTGGATTTAATGTTACTTCAGAAGGTAAGATTACTTTACCTGAAGATGCAAGAGCTATGTTTGAGTTCTATAATTACATGAAAGAGCAAGAGAGCAAGACAGCTCCTAAGACTACTGCTAAAAAAGGAATGTATAAAAAATAACCACTATGCCAATTTCAGCACAACATACTAAGTTTGTATATCCAGACTATATCTCTCCTCTACCAGCAGACGACTTAATTAAGTTTGCTTCTAAGAAGCAGGAGATGTACGATGAGGGAGTTGCTAAAGTGCAACAGAATATTGACGCTTACAATTCTTTAAGAAATTCTATTCTTACAGACGTAGAGAAGGAATACTTTGATAAGTCTATGGGTAACCTAGTAAAGTCTATTAGTAACAGTGCAGGATTAGACTTCTCTAACAAAGCAAATGTTCAAGCAGTACTTAACATAGGTAAGCCCTTAGAAAGAGATCAATACATAACTACTGCTATCTCTAATGGTAAAGAAGTATCACGTAGACAAGAACAGTTGTCTAAGATGAAACCAGGAGAACGTAGTGTAGTTAACGATTACTTCTATATGAAGGATGTTAACGACTACATGAATAGTGGTAAGTTAGGACAAAAGATTGGTTACGGTAAAGAGTATACTCCATATGTAGATCTTTCTAAAGATTGGATGGAGTTTATGAAAACCCAGAAGCCTAATCAAAACGAATACTTTGAAGCACAGTCTAGTATGGGTCCTGCTTATCTTGAAAAGGTAACTGTAGAAGGATTTAACACAACAGACTTAGCTAATAAGTTTAAAGCCTTTATTGCTACAGATCCTAATAAAATGCGTCAATTCCAAATGGATGCTGGTTACAGTTTAGAGCAAGTAGGTAAAGAAGGCGCTTACCAAGGTTACGTTGAGGATATGCAAGCTAAGGCTACTACTGCTGCAGAGAATGCTAGAATGTTTAAAGCAGAAGCAGAAAGACTACAGAAAGCATTTAACACTACAGGTTCAGCTGTAGTTAAATCTCAGTTAGAACAAGCTAGACAGAAAGCTACTTACTACGAACAGTCTAGATTACTAGCTGAACAAAAAGCTTCTACTACCCTAGAAGATTTTGACTTAGGAGAGTACATGGAAATCTACCAAGATAAATTTGCTACTAACATGGGTAACATGTATGCTACACAGAAAGTAAGCAAAGATCTTATCAGTAATGAATACTGGAAAGAAGCCAGAGCAGATGCCAGACAAGCTAGATCTTTTGCTAATGAAATGGCTAAGGAGGAGTACAAACAGAGACTTGATAATCAAAAACCAGAAAATCTACTTAAGAGAAAGAAAGAAGTTATGGACTTAGCAAAAGTAGATCAACAAGACTTCTATAGTGTTCCTATGGTATTCGATCCTTCTATTGTAAATAGGGATATAGATAAACTATCCGTGGCTTCTATTATAAATGATCCAGGTAAAGTTTTGTCTGTTACTCCAGCAGGTCCACAAAAGAAAACAGTAGAGACTTTCTTAAACTACTTGAAGACTATTAAGGACAGTGATTCTTATGTTGTTGAACTAAAGAATGGTCAAACTACTTTGGTTACTGGTGAGAATATCAAAGAACTTTACGTTAGTGATTTGGATACTATTAAAGGTATAGCTAAGAGCAATACTGTAGAAACTTATTCAGGAAGACGTAAAAACAGTTTTTCATTCTAAAAAAATAAATTAAATTTACTTAACTATGCCATTTAATCCTCTAAGAAACGAGATTGATAAAATACATCTTCAGAATACTGGTAAAACCTCAGAGCAAATCCATTCTGATCTTTTAAAAGTAGACCAAGAAATAGCTAACATTAATGCTATATCAGGTCCCAGTATTAATGTGCAGAAAGAGAGTGAGTCTTTACAGAGTAATGTAAAGTCTTTATTAGAGGGTAATATCTTAAAAAACTTTAGCACCTTAACTCAAGCAGGTTCAAAGTTTGGAATTGAATTTCCTAAACTAGAACTAGATGAAGAGACAAACAAGAACATAGATAATGCTAGTAAAGCATTAACTAGGTCGTTAAGAGAAGGTAGTCTAGACGAAAGTCAAAAAGCTTTAGCTGAACTTAAAACTAGATACAATGATGCTGCAGATTCTAGTATGGGTTCAGCACAAAAAGAAAAACTTAGAAAGTCTTATGCTGATATAGTAGATAAGGTAAACCAAGCTAATACTATTAAGATAAGTCAGGATAACTTAGATGGCTATTATAATGAAATTCCTTTAGAGCAGAGAGAGGCAGCATTACAAAGCTTTAATCCTAACCAAAGACTAAGTCTTGCACTTAAACCTTCTCAGACTACTAATGCAGATATTATAAATAAACTTGCAGACTTTGAGTCTAACAGAGTAGGTTCTAGAATCTATAACACAGAAGATCTTAATGTATTTAAGTCTACTTATGTTAAGACAGACGATGATTTGTATGCTGGTATGGAGATGCAGTATAACTACGCAATGAAAAATGCCGTAGATCAAAAGATTGCTTCATACCAAGAACAGATCGCTACATTAGATCAACAGATTAAATCGAGTGTAGATCCTAGAGCCAAAGAAGCATTTGCTTTTCAGAAAGCTACCTTAAAGAAAGAACTAGACTACTCTAATAAGCTTTCTCAAAAACTTACTCCTTACACTTCTGAGGACACCTACCTTAAAAACTTTTATCCAGAACAGTACACTCGAAAAAAGGAAAGAGAGAAACAAGAAGTATATCGTAATGAGATGTTGGCTGAAGGAGATAAAGGATCTCTAGGAGAAACTATATATAGAACAGGTCAACAAACTAAGTCTAATTTTCTTAAGCAGGTAGCAGGATTAGGTTACTTGGCAGGAGCAGAGGAACTAGGATATAGAATTAAGTCAGGAGCAGGGTATGCAGCTCCACCAACTTTCTTTGTAGGTAAAGATCTAAACAAGAACAATAAAATTGATGACTCTGAAATTACTCGTGACATCCACGGTAACAAAGTAACTATGAGTCAAGTAAGTTGGACAGATAAGAATGGTAATACAACTTGGAATCTTTGGGCTCCAGTAGAACAGGTAGTTCCTATTGCTACAGACGTAGCTATGACTATTGCTTTGTCTAAGGGCGCAGGTGCAATTGGTAGAGGAATAGGACTAGGCTATGGAAGACTTGCAGCAACTGCTGGATTAAGCGAGGCAAATACAGCTTCTTTCCTGAAGAACGTAGCTCCTAGAATCTCTACTCTTGGAACTGTAACAGCTACCACCTTTCCTAGATTCTACGCAGAGGAACGTGCTAACTTTAAAGATGGAGATACTGCCTTTAAGGTAGCAACTATGAGAGCAGTAGTTGAAGGTTTGACTGAGACTATTATTCCAGATACAGAACTGTTTAGCGGAAAGATTGCTTACGGTTTACTTGATCCTGTATTCTCAAAACTAGGTAAACTAGATCCAACAGCTTTAGGACAACTTACAATTAAGAGAGATGCACTTCTAGGATTATTGCCTAAAGGAGCATTGAGTGCTAAAGATGCAGCATTACTTATGGCTCCTGCTTCTATAAGAAGAACTTTAAGTGGTGCATCACAAGAATCAATTGAAGAACTTTTCTCACTTGTAGGAAACTACTTTGTAGATAAGTACGCTTCTTCTCAGAACTTTGAGGTAGAAGAGACTAACAAATTAAGTAGTGAGTCTTTCTTGGATACATTCGTAGAAGGATTTATCCCTTCTTTGTTTATCTCAGGAGGATCTAACTTGTTGTCTAAAGAAGCCTTACGTCAAGAACGCTTAAATCAAGCACGTTGGAACATTGCAAACAACCCAGAAAAGTATAAGCAAGTTATTGCTAATCAAGTACAACAGGGTAAACTGACCAAAGAAGAAGGCCTAAAGAGAACAGCAGCTGTAGATAATCTAGGTAGAAGACTAGAATCTATGACTGAGATTAATCATATCAAGAGTCTTACTAATTTATTAGATGATAAAGAAAAGCAGTATAACTACTTCTCTAATGTATTATTCCAAGAAGACCTGTTAACTGTAGATACTACGGAACTTAGTGAGGATCAGTTAAAGGAATACCAAGACTCGTTGGATAGAACTAGTAAAGAGGTTTTGACAACTAAGTCCCTTACTGATAAGTATGCAGGATTAGAGGAGTCAGATAAGAGAGAAATTATAAGTAAGCTGTTTAATAGCCAAGCTAAGGCAGCAGAAAGTACAGATACTAGTATGGAGTCTTTGTTAGGTATTGCAACTGAAACTAGACAGTCGTTATTAAGTCTTCCTGTATCTGATCCTAGATATGAATTCGTAGCTGCAGAATACAAGAAGTTTCAAGATAGAGTAGATTCTAGTTTGTCAACAAGGATTCAAAACTTTACACAAGTATTAGAAAACAATCCTGAACAATTAACTTCATTAGAACTTGCAGTTGCTTTAAATACTTATTTGCCTGCAATAGAAAGATTAAATGCTACAACAGCAGAAACTCCTTCCATCCCTACTCCACTAGCAGAAAATCTTCAGCCTCTTCCACAGAATGCGCCTGAGTTGATTCAAGCTGTGAGAGACGAACTTCTTACTAGAGAAGTTCTTAACGAAGAAGACTTCTTAAGAGAAGTTAATAGAAACCTACAAAACCCAGAGACTAAGTCTATTCAGGGGTATCAGATTGCTATAGCAGAACTTTCTCCAGAAGAACTTACTTCAGGAAAATTAAACGAAGAAGAACATAGTCACTTATCGGCTGCTCAAAGACTCATTCTTGCAACTAGACTTGAAGATCATGTAGAGGAAAAGAAAGCTAATCCAGAACAACCTACTTTCCTTGAAGAAAATAGAGGTAAAGTATTAGATGCACTTTACAATAATTTAGTAGGAGAACAAGACGAACAGACAAAGAGAAACTCTATTATAGATTTAAATAAAAGAGCAATTGAATCTGCTCCTGAAACTCCTGTAGTAAATAACTTTAGTCCTCAAGCACAAGAGGCACCTACTCCTAGTCAAAAACCTATTCCTGGGAAAGTACTAGATGTAGACCAAGATATATTTGATGAGTACGCTTTGCTTTTGTCTGACCTTAATGATCTAGTATCTAATCCAGATGCAGACATTGATGAGGTTAAAGGACAAGTATCTGAGTTGATTAAGGGTGCTCTTAGAAATCTAGACAATCTACAGAATTTAAACCAAGTTAGAAGTGCTCTCTTAGGTCTTTATCCTGATGATGCCCAAAGTATCGAAGATACATTTGCAAAAGCATCTGAAGGTATTGTTGACGTAAGCGGACTTACTTTTGTCACAGGTAAGAGAAAAGAATTTGTACAGGGAGTAATTGCTAAGTTAGTTTCTCAGAATCAAGTATCGCAAACAGCTACTTCAGCAGACGTAGTAACTGTACCTGCAACAGAAGAGGTAATAGAAGAGGCACCTGAGTTAATTTCAGATAGCGTAGTTGAGTCAGATAATTACGAGTCTGCTCAAGAAACTAAAGCTAAAGAGGATAAAGAATCTACTATCAAGGGAGAACGTGGCTTACATATAGCTACAATCACCACTAATAGAGATAATCAGACTACCCAAGATCCTGCAGTTCAGTTAATAGATAACATAGTAACTGTTTACTCTGAAAATACTCGTTCAAACAAAACAACAGATTTGGATCTTCGTATACAATCTGTAATGGGTATCTATGAATTTATCTTTGATGCTCCCAAGGTAGAAAGACTTAAAGCATTTAAAGAAAAATCTTCTTTAACCGAAGAGGAAAAGACTGAGTTGGTTTCTCTGTTAACTGTTAACGGAGTACCTATTCACAATCAACCTTTCATGGATTACGTTAAAGAAAATCCTTCAAAGATTGGTTCTGGTATCTCTAGTGTATTTGTTAATTCAAACGGAGAGTTAGTTAGGTTTACTAAGTTAGGTAAGCCATCTAAGGCTAAGACTTCTTTAATTTCTGTTCCTGTTCTTCCTAATAAGAACGTAAGTCCAGAGATGGCTTCTGTACGCAAGCAAGCAACAGAAGGTAAAATTATAGTATCATCTATAAACGGAGTAGTATCTGGATATGGTTGGGGTGCTCAAAATGCTCGTCCTCTAGAAAAAGCTGTAGGAGAAACCATCTACGTGCACACAGATCCTATCTCTAGAACTCTTACAGGAGCACAAAAGAATTATGTGTTAAATCCTGGAAGTGTGCACATCGTAAAAGATGGAGCACGTAACCCTTACACAGGTGTTAGTATTCCTACTAATGGTAATACTGTACAAGCTCTTGTAAATGCGTTTAACGATGGTACTTTACCTCAGACCCTAAGCGAGTCTATCAGAACAGATGCTGCTACCTTCCTAGATTACATGAGTCAGCAGGTTAACTCTACTTTTGTAAAAACTAAAGAGGGTGGTGCTAAGAGTGGTATGCGTTTCTTTAAGAAAGCTAACCTTTATCTTACTGCAACTTCTGGAAATAAAATAGTTGTTGAGTATCCAGTAGAAGGTAAGGACAAAAAGAAATATATCAAGCCTTCTAAAAACCAACAAGAAGACTTGCTTAAGATAGGAGCGTCTTCTTACAAGTTAGTTAGTGCTAGATTAGTAGAACAGAATGCTCCTTACACAGCATTAGTTGTTAAAGAGTCAGGAGAAGTAGTTACCAAAAACTACAACACATACTCAGACTTTGTTAAGAGCCCTGAGTTCGGTGCTACTTTTATTAGAGAAGAAAACAGAACCTTATCATTTAGTCCAGACTACAGAGTCATTGAACCTAATGTATCTGATGTAGTTGATGCTACTAACGATAATCTTCCTGTTCAACCTGCTCCTACACAACCTATAGATGATAAAGCTGATCTAGTAAAAGACTATGTAAGAGAAGTCTTTACTCAGGCTCGTAAGTCTGGTAGATCAGGTTATATGAAAAGAGTTAGAGAAAAACTAACTCAAGTTACAGACCCCACTCTTAGTGTCGGTAAAAAATATGCAAGAGTTGAAGTTGATGAAGAGGGAAATGTAGATAGGGTTGGAATAGTTACGGGTACAGGAAAATCCTTCGAATACACATTCATATCAGGATATACTGGTTCAGGTAACACAAAATCTAGCGCAAAAAACTTTCCTACATTTATAGATGAAAGTGGTAAAGAATCGGGGAAGATGTCTCCAGAAAGACTTGGTTACTTTTTTGAAATACCTACAATAGAACAACCTGCAATCCAATCTACAACTTCTAAGCTTGATCGTTTACGTAATAAGTTAAACAATCTTAATACGGGTGAAGATCGTGTAGAATTTAACAGGAGCAAGACCTTAAGAAATAACATTACCAAGAAACAAAATGAAGCTGCTAAGAACTGGGTAGCTAATCATCCTATCTTCAAGAACACTCCTTTTATCTTTGATAACACTATCAATCATCCTGAAGCTTATGCTGTATGGTCTAAGGCAGGTATTTTCTTGTTTGAAGGAGCTAACTATGCAGAAGCTTACCATGAAGCATGGCATGAATTCTCTCAGTTATATTTAACTCCTGAGCAGAAAGCAGCTTTGTATGCAGAAGCAAGAAGCATCTATGGAGATTTGTCTTTTGTAGAACTAGAAGAAAAACTTGCAGAAGACTTTAGAGCTTATTCTTTAAGTGAAGGTAAGGTTCTTCCAGTATCTATTGCAGAAGCTAAAGAATCTAAATCCATCTTTAAACAAATCTGGGACTTTATTTCTAATTTGTTCTCTGATAAGAAGACAGTTGATCATTACTTCTCTCGCTTGTATAAAGGCAACTTGACTCAATTCAAACGTAAAGAAGCTAATCAATACTTTATTCAATTGTTCTCTGGCAAATACGTATACGAGGATGAGTCAGGAAACATAACTTCTTTGTCTTACAAAGACTCTAAGGCTTTCTTGGATGACCTAGATAGTATTTATGTTTACTTGGCTAATAACATGTTTGCTAATCAAAATGCTACGCTTATCAACGTACTTTCTAGTCCAGTAGCAGCAAACAAAACTTACAGTTACTTAGCTAAGAGTCTACTAGATGATCATGACTCTTTAGTAGAGCAGTATAATAAAAACAACGATGAGTCACTTCTTCCTACTATCGAGAACTTAAGAAAGATTCTAGAAGACTTTGATAACGTTGCACAGTTTCATAAAACTAACTCTAGCTTATTTAGTGACAACATTAGAAAGCAGTTGGTTTCTGAACAGATTGTTTCTATAGAACAAGCTAACGTAGAGTTTGCTACTTTTGAGGCTAGCGTGAATGAAATGTCTCAGAAGCAGATTGCTTCACAGACTTTAATTAATGCTCTTAAAACGCTTCCTAGATACGAAAACGGGGAGATTGTATTACATCCTGTGTATAGTGTACCTAAACTTAGTAACTTTAATACAAACTGGAACATCCTACAACGTAGGTTGTCAGGCAGTAACTCTTACCAAGATCTTTATTCTAGATTACAAGGAGTAGTAGAAGAGTATCCTCAGTTCCAACAATTTATAAGTTATCTTCCTTCCCCTACCGAGAGCATTGATAAGGGCAGTTCGCTTAACTTTAAGAATGAGTTCTACAAAATCTTTAGTATGCCCTACATCGAAGGATACACTACAGACATTAAGAGAAACGAAGAAGGAGAAATTGTTGAAGCAAAAGTATTCCAAGCACAATCCTTGGATGCTATTAACCTACGTAACAAGTTTGACACAGACTTCTCTTTAAGTCCTGGTGCTTACTCTAAGAGAAATAACACTACAGGTACTTTCTACCTAGATACAGATAAGTACTTTGCTACCTTCCCAGGTGTTCCTACTGCTCCAAAAGATGAAGAGGAGTTTGCTGAGTATAACTTAAGTCTTTTGGAAATGTTGAAGCCTTTAGGTTTCAATCTAAGTCCTAATGCAGAAGAGTTATTCGTTAAGGAGAATGCTGAGATACAAGAAAGAGTAGTTAACTTAATCTATAATAAACTTAAGTCTTTGTCTCAGACTCAGGCTTACATTATGGAGCCATTGAGTGATCTTTCTTCCGATCACGTAAATGCAGAAGGTGTTAAGGTAGCAGGAGAAAGTGGTAATGTAAGTTCTGTTATTCAATATGAAGTAGAAGCTAATCCTCAGTATGTAAATGATATGAGATACAATGCTGTTAACAAACAGATTTGGTCTATCAATCAACATACATTTATGAGTAAGACTTTGAATGTCTTGAATGACGGTAAATTGTATCCTACACTTGATGAAGTTTATGCTGAGTTACCTCACTTAAATCCTCAGAACAACCCTAACGCTAAGTCTTCTTTTGTTTTATCTTACTTGTTTAACGAATCAGGTAAAAGAAGAACAGACAAATACCAAGGCATTGAAGTACCTCGTAAAGTAGAGTTGGGTAACTTACTTGGTATCAAAGATATCGAAGGTGAGAAGACTATCGACTCTAACGAAGCACAAAAACACTACTCAGATATTATCGGATTAACCAAGGCAGGAATCGAAGAGATTAACCGCTTAAGTGGTAAGTCTACTACAAGAGGTCTAGTATTTGATAGGAAGCTTAGAAACTACTTAGGATTGTTGCCAGCTAATAACCAAGCTGATCCATTTATATTGAGTGGTGCTAACCAAGTTCCTTACGATTTATTTGTAAGTAGAATTGTGCCTTTGATTGAAGCTGAGGTTCAGGTTACTGCTAAAGGTTCTGATAAGTTTAAGATTAATGCTTACGATACTGATGGAAGTCCAAAGCTTACTTACTTCCACAAGATCTTTACTCCAGAACAAAGAACTGCTTTATTTAGTGCATTCAAGAGTCCTGCATCCAATATGTCTTTAGAAGATGTATTTGAGTCTATTAATGGAAACAGAGATATCTATACTAGATTTGGACAGTACATTAATTCTCAGGCTAACAAATCTAAAATTATATTAGGTGAGGCTTATAATCTACCTGATTCAGAACTTATGAAGTATCACTTCTTTTCTGCTGTTGGAAGAATAGAACAACATAAACTCTTCTTTGGTCATCCTTACTATTACAAGAATCCTAAGGATATTGAGAAGCGTCTGAGTGCATGGAATGCATTTGGTTCTTATGCTAATATTGACCCACAGAACATGGAGTACTTGGAGTCAGGTCAATCTGGCCTAAGTGTTAACTCTGGAAGAGATGCACTTCACACCTACGCTCAGCAGAATAACATTAAAGTAAATCCAAATAGAGCTAAGATTGATCAGATATCTTACATAGTTCTTAAGGACGAAGCTGTTAAATCTACTACTGCTTCTAAGAGTAAGTCATACGGAGAAAGTAAAGACGCTTACACAAACGATAAAGGTTCTGCTAAGCAAGATGCTGCAGCTTTCTGTACTATAGATTTCTTCCGTAAGTTTTATTCTATTTCTACTGGAGTAACTCCAGAGATGATGGAAGAGTTTAAGAGACAGGACAACATCTATAAAAAGTACCTAGAGTTACAGACTGCTCCTGATTATGCAGAAGACACTATCAGAGAAGAGTTGGATGCTTTACTTAATAAGAAAGCTACCTATAACTTTACTATTAAGAAACTTCAATACTCTGGACACAATAAAGTAGAAAGTGGGGAGTCAGTACCTGTATTCCACAAGTACTCTATGAAGCCTATCTTACCTTCCGAGATGGTAGATAATCCAGAACTCGCTTCTATCCTACAAAAATTACATGCCTCTTCTGCAGACTACGCAGTATTTACTTCAGGTACTAAGATTTCTGAGACAGTAGCTCCAGTAAGTTTGTTTGATAGTAAAGGTAAAGTTAAGTTACAAGCTGTTCCTACAGGAGTAGTAGATCTTAAGTATCTTAAAGAACAAGTATTGATTGAGAACAAAGAAGACTTTAACAGTATCTTTAGTACTCAGTTCCGTAAACTTGTCTACAAAGACGCTACTACAGAGTCTGAACTGGCTGCATACCAAGAGTATAAGTCAATCATTGAAAATCTTACTAACTTCGATAAACTTAACTTTGTAGAGCAATTACAAGATAAAGAGAAGTTAGTTGAATTCTTAATAAAAGAAATCTCTAAGAAGAATGCAGCTGAGTCTACAAAAGACTTACTACAGTTGAAGACTGATAACACTCTTATGTACACCCTAGATAGTATGATTGATCGTACTATTATGGAGAGTGCAATTGTTGCTAGTGTTAAGAATCAAATCATACGTCAGAAAGTTCCTGGAGCACAACGAGTACAGTATCCTGTATCTTTGATTCGTCCAAACAGAAAACTTGCTTACTATGATATTAAGTCATCTGCAGATGGAAGTATAATTAGAAAAGCAGAAACTATCGTTTCTTTCTCTAAAGGTTACTACCCTTTGTTGAATCTTTTGTCTCCTGTAGACAATCAGCCTATTGGAGAACTTGACGCAAATGGTATTCCTGTAAATCCTTACACAGCTCTTACAAGGCTTAACGAAGCACTCAAGGACTCTCAGTTTAGAAATACTTATGCTTCTCAGTTGTCTATGGTTGCTATTCGTATTCCTGGTCAGGGATATAACTCTATGGAAAACTTTGAGGTAGTAGAGTTCTTACCTGAAGAAAGTGGGGAGATTATCTTGGTTCCTGATGAAATGGTAATTAAGTCTGGATCAGATTACGATATTGATAAACTGTTCTGTTACGATCCTTCTATCAATAATGATGGAAGCATGCTAGTAGACAGAGTAAGTACTCCAGAAGACTTAATAGTTAGAAAGAAAGAGTTGCTTGCTGACCTAAAAGAAACTAGAGAGCTTAAGAGACAATACACTGAAGAGAAAAAAGAACTTCTAGATGAGTTGGGAAATATCCTTACTACTAATGGTTTTGATGCTAGCAGTCGCTTAGGTAATCTTTACCAAGAACTTAAGTCTCTTAAAGGAGTATCAGAAGGAGAGTTGATGGATGCAGGTGTAACAGAAGGTGACTTGGAAACACTTCGTAAGAAATTCTCTGGAGAACTTGTTCCTGAAAAACAACAAAAGTCTGCAGAGACTATTGATAAGATTAGAAGAATCAAGAACGTTCTACGTACTGCTTCTGAAAAAGAACTGTCTAGTAGCTTAGCAGACTTAAGTGAGTGGATTGGTGATCTAGTAAAAGACGAAAAATCTTTGTTGCAAGACCTTAAGAATCTTAGAAACGGCTACACTAACGCTTTGCTTTTGAATATCTCTAATCGTTTAAGTCAACCAGAGATCTTTGAAGCTTTGATTACTCCTAACACTATTGAAACAATTGACAAAGCAGTTAAAGAATTCGGAACTAGTTCAGATTCTACTACTGCAAGTCTTACTAACTTAATTAATCCTATTTATCAGTTGTATGTATTCTCTTTGAATACTTATAAGACTGCTTTGGGTACTGACGCTAAGAATAACGTATTCCATTCTTTGCTTCAGAAGACTACTTTCTATAGGGAAGATAAGCAAGGAGTTAGAAGATACTTGTTAGAGTCTAATCGTACTGCTGACGGATACATTGACTTTAGTAGAGTTAACAACGTAGATGGTACACGTATCTCTAGAATGTCTGGAGAGACAATTAGTGCACACGTAGATATTGAAAAGAATGATGGTATTGCTTTGATTGGTCTGAACAACTTGATTACTCCTGTAGTAAACTATGTTTTGATGGCTGGTACAAGATTCAATGACATTGTAAACTTAATAAATAAGCCTACTGTAATTGATGGTAAGAAGTTCCGTTCTTCTATTCTAGATTACTCTAAGGGTAAGTCACTCGAAGATATTCTTAAAACTATATTGGAAAGAGTTCCTGAAAATAGTTTAGAGGCTACTTTAATTAATAACTCTAAGAATGACTACGGTACAATTATTCGTAGCAAGTTTATCTCTAACGTATACACACAAATGTATGCTAAAACAACCCAAGAAACAGCTCGTGAAGAGTTGTTGAGTAGAGAAGAACCTTTGTTTGATGTTAGACGTTTGGCTGTATTCTTGGAGTTGGAAGACCAGACAAGAGACCTAGCTACAATTTCTTTAGCTGTAGACTACGATACATTCTCACCACAAAACTTTGAATCTTTCCGTTCTGCTTCTTTGGAACTTATCCCTTACTTGAAAGAGGGTGGAGAGAAGAGTACTATATTTAACAAACAAGGTTTGCTAGATGTAATAGGAAATACTGTAGTGTCTCCTTTCCAGGTACAACAGGATGTATTGGATAAGTTTGTTGAGGTATTCCCTATCTCTGCTAACCCAAAGATTACAAACAAAATTTTAAGACAGTTTGCTATTGCTAAAGAAACTAATCGTAAACTTGACTATGATCGTTTCTCTAGAGTGTTTAAGAATGACTTGTTGTATGCTTTGTTCTTGAATAACGTGCCTCAAGCAGGTATCTTTGAACAGTTCTTGGATAAGAAGAACCCTGGAAACATAGGTTCTTTGTATACAAACCTCAAAGCTAGACTTACTCAAAGAGGAATCACCGCTGAGAATGATATCTTTGGATTGGTAGCTATTAACTCTGATATCAATTCTACATTTATAAGAACGGGATTAAAACAGACCGAGCTAGAGTTCTCTGTAGATATCTACAAAGAAGAGTTTGAAAAAGGCTTTAACTGGTCTCACCCTTCTCTAGATCCTACTAATGCATCTGATGCAGAGTTGATAGCAGATATGCAGGGATTCTTTAAAGCGTTTGCTTATGCAGGTATCTTGGGTACACAACTTAATAAAAAGTTTGACTCTTACTTGCCTTTGATTCCTGAGTCTATCTATACATTCCCTATGTCTTCTGTGATTCCTGAATTTATTTCAAGTAACGAAGCAGCCTTGGAGGAGGATAATTCAGAGTTTATGAATGCTTTTACAGCTCGCTTTAAAGAGAATCATCCAGAGTTGTACGGTAGTAAAAATATTCCTGTTACTTTAAACTATTACAAAGACTACAACTTGTCTAGAGAGAATATTGTACAGGAAGAAGTTGCTCAAGAAACTCTTACCCTAGATACTACAGCTCCTAAACAATTGACCATCAACTTTGAAGAAGAGAATCAGTTGTTCTTAGATGAGTCTTTTGCTAAACTCCGTGAGATTAATAATAATCTAAGTAAAAATTGCTAATTAAGTTATATTTGTATTAACCATGTTTTGTCCTAACCTATCAGACCCAACTATAAAGGCTCAATTTGAGAAACTTCAATCTATTGTCCCAGAGTATGCTTACTATCTCTGGGATAAGTATCAGGGAGAAGTACCTGCTAAGTATTATAACTTGCCTATGCCTAGTGTTATGTTTAGCAGAAAGGATGCAAAGTTTGTGTCTGATAGAGCTATACGACTAGAGAGGCAACTAGACTTCTTAAAGCAAGTTCAACAAGATCCAGAGTACTGGAAACTTACTTTCCCTGAAAAGAGAGCTTACGTTTCCACTAAGCATTTTAATGAGGTTGTGGAGCTAGTAGGAGGAAGAAACTCTGTTAATGTGGTAGGTAATAGATTTTATCTTAGTACAACTCGTAATGTTCGTACTTCTGATGCAGTGTATAGATATGCTCACAGCTTAGCACATTCTATCAATCAGATGTTTCCTTTTGTATCGAGTAACTCTCCAGCTACTGTAAGACAGACTTATGATGGTACTACCTACGTAGAGTTTGACTTAAGCGGTAGATATGCTACTCCTTTACTAGAAGCAGTAGAGACTATAGACGAGGAAGAGATGAGAGCTGAGATGGAGTTGTTTGATATACAAGAGAACTTAACTAAGGAACAACTAGGGTTGTTTGAGAAGTTAGAATCTGCAAATGAACTCCTAATAGACTCAGAAGGACTTCCCTACAGTGGTATTATGTTCCAAAAGAGTTTGTCTTTACTTCAATCTTTGAAGAGACCAAACATCGCAAAGCATACAAAACTACTTAATAAGCTTGTAGAGAGATTCCCTGGGGTAACTTGGACTTGGAATAACCAAATAGCTGAGGCAGGAAGAGTAAACCTTGCTACAGGTCAGATTGAAATAAATCCAGACTTAATAGATGATGAGACTCCTTGGCATGAGTTTGGGCACTTTGTAGTTAGAGGAATTAGAGAATCTAATCCTGAACTATTCGAAGAACTTAAAAAAGAGATCCAAAGACTACATGACTCTTCTCCCACTTCGTCTGCTTACTTTGCAGTAGAGTCTATGTATCCTGAGTATGCAAACACAGATTCATTTTGGGAAGAAGCTATTGTAACAGAGTTAGGAAGACAGTCTGCTAAGAAAGAAAACAGAAATCTATTTGAGAAAGTATTAGATTGGTTTAAGTCATTTGTTAAAGGATTTAACCCTAAGGCAACTAAGATAAACACTATGTCTAATTTAGTGGACTCTTTGGTTGATCCTAATACTATATTTGAGTTTGTTCCTGATAATAATTCAGTTGCGGAATACATGTTCCAACGGATTCTTAATCCAGAACTAGTAGAATCTCTTACTCAGTATGTGCGTCCTACAGAAAATGCACCATTTGAGTTTCAGACTTATGCAGAAAAGCTTCAAGTAATCTCTTCAGCAATTTCTGATTCAGAGTTTAAGAGAATCCTAGACACCAACAGATATCTAAAGAGAGGAGGGGAGTCTTTACAGCGTGCTTTAACAGCCATTAAAGAGATTAAGCCTGTACTTACTAAAGAAGATGTAGCTTCTTCTGTCTTAGAGTTAGCAGATTACTTCCAGTATACTTCTATTTACTTACAAGGTCTTGTTCGTCACTTAAGTTTAATTGAGAAAGACGACTCTATTCCTTCTGGAAAGAAACTAGGGGATATACATAGGGCTTATCGTCAAGCATTGGCTATAGAGAAGCATGTAAGAAAGATCTCAGAATTATTTGATGTTAGTGACTTAGAGCAACTTAACAGAGGTGTAGTAGCTAAGAATCCTTTCTTAAAGAACCTCTCTTGGGTTAATGCTGCTATATCTAGTATTAAGGATAGTCATAAGAGAAGGATTGTTACTCCTGTGGTAAACGAGTTACAAGAGACTTTTGCTGAACAAAACAAAAGTATTGAAGCGTCTTTTAACGATCAAATCAACAAACTAAAAACTCGCACACAAACCCCTGTTATTGCTAAAAGAATAAAATCACTTGAAAAAGAAAGAGATGAAAGTCTATTGACTCCTGAAAACATACAGAGGTTCTTAACAAACCCTGACTCTCCTTTCTATCTTGCTTTCGACTCTGCTGTATCTACTAAGTCTGCAGGTGTACAATTAATTGCACAGTATCTTAGAGGTGTTAATAACGAATTCCAAGAGAATATAAAGCCTGTAGCTAGAGACTTCCAAGACTTAATGGATGAAGTAGCAAAAGAAGGTTCTGGATTCTTAGGAGCTGTTACTAGAACAAAAGACTTCTTTAAGCCTTACTACCGTGAGACTGTATTGTTTGAGGTAGTAGATGGTAAACTTGTAAAAGATAAAAAAGTTCTTTCTTTAAACACTAAAGTAAAGACAATAGAACTTCGTAATAGAATTACTGAGTTAAAGTATGCTATAGAATACGGAGAGACAGAAGAAATTCGTAATGCTGCTGAAGAAGATCTTCGTAAGTTCTATGAAGAGTATACAGAGCGTCCTTTTACTGACGAGTACTACGAGATACAGAAAGGCTTACCTGACGATGTCAAAGCTTCTAGGAATAGAATATTCCAAGAGATGGCAGCAATCAGAGAGACTTTTGGCACAGGAGAGATAGATGAGGATACGATACTAGCGCTTAAAGAGAAGGAAAAAGAACTCTATGAGTTAGAAAGAATATACGATGAAGCGGGAGAACTAAAGACTGGTAAGGCTTATGAGGATGCAGTAGCTATCCAAAAGTGGAAAGAGAACAAAAGAAACAACTCTGTAGTTAGTTATACTTTAGATGAAGATACTAAGCTAGTATTTGATAAGATGCTTGCAGACCAGAAAGCTCTTTTGCAAAAAGGACTTTCTTCTACTAATCCTGTTACTAGAAAAGCAGCACAAGATAACTATGATAGATGGGCTTCTGTTTACACAAGAACAGTATTTACTCAAGAGTTTTATGATACTAGACAAGATATTCTGGATGAGATTGCTGAAGTTCTTTCTGAAAGAGGATCAGTTCAAGACCTTTACTCTAATCTATTTAACTTGTTGTCTGGAACTAAAGATAGAAACGGTGTATACAATCCTACAGAAGTTACAGAAAGCCAAGTAAAAACAGCTAAGAAATTAGAAGAGGAGATTGAGGCTATCAAAGCTTTGCTTAAAAAAGACAGTCCTTTGTCTCAAGATAGTAAAGAAAAACTCTCTAGTCTTATTCAAGAACTACAAGAGTTGCAGACTAACGTAAACTCTGAATACTATACTTCAGCTGTAAAGTATCAGTTAGATAGTATTAGAACTCAAGTTACCACGGAAAATCCTGACTTATCTCCTGAGTCTATTGAGGCACTTGTAAATGTTAGATATAAGAACTCTCCTTGGTACAAAGACAATCATATAACTAAGTTCCGTTATGACGCAGATTTAAAATCTGTTGTAGAAGTAGAGGAGCCTTTGTTTATGTGGAGAGTAACTAGGCCCAAAGATCCTAAGTACATCCAAAGCGATGCTCCTTCGTTAATGTGGTATAAGGCAGTAGTTAATCCTGCATTTAAAAACAATAACTATAAGCCAGGAGAAGTTACCTTTAAAGATGTTACAGGTGGAGACTATTACAATAGTTCTTACGATACATTAACTCCTAAGAAGAGAGAACTTCTTGAGAGAATGAAAGAACTGCACTATAGAAGTCAAGAGGGATTATATCAAAAAGATAAACTAGGTGACTTGATCCCTGGTATGAGAAAAACCACAGGAGAATTCTTGGATATAGTTAACTTAAAGGCAAATATAATCAAGCAGTTCTTTAAGAATATTTCAAACTTTTTCTCTGGGGATAGAGATAGCTTTTCAGATGAAGAAGAGATCTACGGTATTGCACAACAGACAGACGCTTTTGGCGATCCTGTTGTAAGAGATTCTCGTAGATTGTTTAATCGTTATGCACGTACTCTTCCTATCGAAGAACAGTCTTATGATATTATGACTGCTATGGCTTCTTACGCTACTTCTTCTGAAAGATTTAAAGTAATGCGTAAGTATCAATCTACCATTCTTACTATGGAAGAAGTATTGAGTAGTGTTAAAACAGACTCTCGTGCAGCTAACGTAGTTAGGGACTTAGTAGATAGAGAACTCTATGGAAAAACCTTAGAGGACAATTATAAGATTGCTGGAACTAGAAACCTTGAGACAGTTACCCTAAGGAGAGCCAATAGTATTATCTCAGGAGTAGGAAGACTAGCAGGATTCAAAACTTTAGGTTTTAATATTATTAGTATTCCTCAGAACTGGGTCAGTGGTCATATTAAGATCTTATCTCAGTTAGGTTTTTATCAGATTGGCTACAAAGATTTGATGCTTGCTTATTCAGACAGTTTAGGCATAGCTAAAGAATTCTACGCTACCTACAATCAGTTTGGTGCTAAGAGTTACAAAGTATCTTTAGTAGATTTCTTTACAGGAACTCAATCAGTAGCTAACCAAGCAAGTGAACTTAACAATAAAGGAATAGCTAAGTATGGTAAAGTCTGGAAAACCGTATCAACCTTAAGGGACTTTACTGAATTTGATGTTGCAGCTGTAACTACATATGCTTTCTTGAATAAGTATAGAGTACCTGTTAAGGGAACTAATAGAACTATTCCTTTAAAAGATGCGTTTGAATTAAAAGACGGTATTATTCAACCTAGAGAAGATGTAGATATCGACTCTAACTTCATTCAATCTATTAGAAGATCTGTTCAGTTAGCAAACGAAAGAGCACAAGGTGTTTATGCAACTGATGCTCAGCCTACTGCAGTTAAACATGCTTGGTTCAGAGCTGTTCTTTTCTTGAAGAAGTGGGTTATTCCTGATCTTAAATCTACTTGGGGTTCTGAGACTATCCATTATGGAGCAGGTATCAAGACTTTAGGTTCTCATAGAGCTGCACTTAGGTTCTTAAGAGACATTATTTATTACGACAAAGGTGCTGTTTATAATACTTGGAAGTTTTCTTCTGATGTAGAGAAAGCGGGTCTTAAACAGTTTGCAATTAGTTTAGGAGCTTATACTATGTTTGCTAATCTCATAGTACAAATGTCTCTTGCTTTAGATTGTGAAGAAGACTCAGAAGCAGATTGGAAAGACTATGTTTGTTTAGGACTCAAGCGTACAGCTAACGAAGTTGAAGGAGTATTTACTTTATGGGGTTTAAATGAGATGCTATTTACTTATGTAGCAGAACAAGCAAACGGTGTATCTATCTTTGAGAAAATTGGTTCGGCAGCATTAGGACCATTTAGTGTTTGGAAAAAGTTTATCACAGATGATGATCTTTACACAGATGAACCTTACTATCGTTACAGATCAAACTCTTCTAAAGTAGACTGGGATAAAACACATCCTATGCTTGCTGGAAGAATGGGACTTGGAGTACTAGGTATAGAATTTTTAGGATTGAAGGGAATGTTCATTGGTCCTAAGTCTATAGAATTCCAAAACAGAGCCTTTAACGATTACTCGCCTAAGACTTATACTAAGGAACTTAAGACTAGATATACTAAAGAGCATGAGGGACTAGAGGTTATGCCTACTAGAACTCAGATCGGTCAAGAGAAGAAGTTGTATAAGACGGAATTGAAAAGACTTATGATGAAGATTAATCGTTATAAAGAGAGTGGTCAAGAAGTTCCGCAGTCTTTAAGAAATCAAGTAATAGGTCTTAGAGAGCAATTTAAGGAAAGAGTACAAAAGATTAAGTCTGGAGAACAAGAAAAAGGTGCTCCTTTTGCTTATCCTTTTATGAATATATTAGGAGATAGGAAAGGACTTGACGTTAGTGCAGAAGACTTTGAGTTAGACGAGGAATAACTTGACTTATTTTTTTAATAGTTTACTTTTGTACTACGGGCTAATAAGCCGAGTACATAAGTACTGTAGCGATAATTAAACTAAATTTAAATCTAAATAAACTATAATTATGGAAAATAATGATTTGCTTAAAGAACAAGCAAAAAGACTCCGTCAAGTAAAAGACGAACTCACCTTAGTAAACAATGCTACTTCTAGAAGTGCAGGTATGGGTGGTTCTATTGGAGTATCTACTACTTACACTGGATCATTTGAATCTATTGTAATTAACGAAGATGCTGTTATCTCTGTATTAGAGTACTTGGACGAAGCGGGAGTCAATAAAGTAACTGCATTAGGATTAAATGCATTCACAGTTACTAAGGGTATGTTGCTTACCCCTCCTTACGGAAAACTTTTCGGAAAGGTTACTTTAGCTTCAGGTACTATTATAGTATACATTTAATTTAACTCTCTATGTGGGATTTAAAAATTGATACTAGACGCCTAGTTGAAGGTTTCTCTACGTCTGTTCCTTGGGATAGACCAAATGTTCTATGGAACAAAGCAGATGATTGGTGGAATGATAACTACGTTACTGACTCTAATACAGCAGCTTTTCTAAGTGCTACAGGTATCATTGATCCCAACAAACAAAACTATATAAACAACCTTGTAATAGCTCTTAAGAATCAAGGGATATGGAACAAGGCAAAAGCAATCTATCCGTTTGTAAGCGAACAGAGAAACTTGCTTAATAACACAGACACCTTCTCAGGATGGTTATTAGAAGGAGGAACTCTAACAGGAGGCTTTACAGATCCTTTGGGAGGAACAACTGCTTATAAGTATCTAAGAGATGCTCTAGGTCCAGGATTATGGGCGAATCAAAGCTTTACAGAAGCTTCAACAACTTACACTCAGTCTATCTGGGTTAAGTCTGTTTCGGGAGCAAACGTAACTTTTACATTAGGTAATGGCAGTGGTCCTACAGGTCAAGTGAATTTGACAGCTACAGGAACCTGGCAGAGAGTGTCTAACACAAATACCTTTAGCGCAGGCGCTTCGTTTTATTTGTATAACATATCCGATACTACTAATGGTATATACATTTGGCATCCCCAAGTAGAGTTAGGAAACCTAACAGACTATCAAGTAACTATTAATGCACAAGAACAATTTGCAGCAGCTTATAAGTATAACTTAAAAGATCCTCAAGATACTGACGCAGCATTTAGACTTAAGATATTTGGAACATGGACATTCACTCCTACAGGAGCTAAGCCTAATGGTACAAATGCTTATATGGATACTGCATTAACTCCAAGTGTTTCATTATCAGCTAACAATATACATTTATCTTATTATTCAAGAACAGATTCGGCATATGGAACTTCCACATCTATGGGAGCAGATAGTTTTCCAAATGAATATTGTAGATTAATCATAAGAAGAATTGCAAATGTAGCGTATACTTTAATTGGGAATACTACTATAGGGTTATCTCAGTATGTCGTTACAGATTCAAGAGGTTTATTTATAGCAAATGCACCTAATTCATCTACTAGAAAATTTTATCAAAATAATACACAACTTACACCAACTTCACAAAGTCCATTAGGTACAAATGGACTATCAACAAGAAGTATTTATATTGGGGCTTTACATGATTCAACTGGTGTTGAATATGACAATAAACAGTGCGCCTTCGCCTCTATCGGTGACGGCTTAACTGATGCAGAAGCAGCAGCGCTTTATACTATTGTACAGCAATTCCAAACTTCAATGGCTCGCCAAGTTTAATTTAAAATAAAATAATCATGTCAGATATAACCTTAAACGTAATTCCTTTTGATTCTGCTTTCTTTCTAACAGAAGAAGAAGCAAATAGTTTAAAAGGAAAAGAATACAGACCTAACTGTTACTTTAATCCTGTTCAAGACAGTGAGGACAGGTGGTGTATCTTCTATCAGGAATCACAAGATTGCTTAAGCGAAGAATTCGCTTGGGTAAAAGATCTCCCTTACGGAGAGTTCATAGCTAAACCTACCCCTAATCCCTTTATCTAAAACACAATGGCAACACTCTTTAATACTAAGATAAAAGACACCTACCAATCTTTGCTTAAGTTGGAGGACAACACTATCTTAACTACAACCTCTAAGAACATAACAGACGGATTAGGTAATGCATCTCCCTTGTATATGAGCACTACCCAAGTAAGAATAGGTAGTACATCTGCTAGTGCTCTTTATTGGGACAACGTAAATAACAGATTAGGCATAGGAACAAGTTCTCCTACTGCTCCTTTAGAGGTCAGGGGTACAACAAACAACAGTATAGTTTTAAGAGTAGGCGGCTTAAATAGTGGTAGAGACTTTACCTTTAACCCTTACTATGCTACAAACGTTTATGGTGGATTATTTAGTAATGACTCTGGAAACATTACCTTAGGTGCTAGTTTAGGTACAGATAATGGAAGTGGTATTGGAATTATATTAGGAGCGCCATCGGGAACACGTACTGCGTTATTGCAATTAAAAGGCACTGGATCAACATCCGCCACTGCATCCCTCTTGGTGCAGAATAGTTCTGCTAATACATTACTTCAGGTTAGGGATGACGGACTTATAGTTCTTCCAGGAAATACAGGTTTAAATTTTTCAGGAGCAAACGCTCAAATATTTAACGATGGAGGTAGCGGAGGAACCATTACTTTTGCTATGGGTGGTAGTACTTATTTCAGAGTTTATCAACCAAAAAATGCAGGTTCAGGAATTACATCAGGAGAAATAAATACAATTACAACACCTATTGATTATGGATGGAGTTCAGGTAGTGCTTCTCCTAACTTATTATCTTTAAACCCTTCAATCAATAATACAGGTGCTTATTCAGGGGGAACCTTTAGAGGTATCTACTATAACCCCACAATTTATAGCTTAGTAGGAACTACTCATATTGCTATTCAAACAGTAACAGGCAATGTAATACTAGGTTCTACAAGTGGTAATCTTTTATTAGGAACTACTACAGACAATGGATTTAAAGTAAACGTAAACGGATCAGTTAACATTGCTGGAGGTAGTGTATTAAACTTTGCGAACTCATCTACTCAGTGTTGGATAACTACAGCAGGAGGGGGAACTGGGCTTGGTACAAGATCTTTAAACTTACCAGGAACAGGTGGTCAATCACATTGGATATTTTATAACACAGCAGCCTTTGGTATACAAGTAACAGATGCTAGTGGAGATAGTCTTTATTTTTCCCCCGGTCAAAGTTCATCAAATTTTGCTATAATGAGTCTATTCAAATCAGCTGCTTCTAATCGTGGAGGTGGGGGATTTATTTTTAGAGATAATACATCAGGTAGTAGAACATTTAGTTTTGGAAACCCTGCATCTGAGTTTGGCGATGAAACAGGAGTACACACTAAAATTCAAGCAGGTGCTGGAGGAACAGCAGGAGGAGGTACTTATGGAAATGGTGGTCACATCTACTTAGAAGGAGGAGCTGCAGCTTTTGGTTCTAATAGTCCTGGTAATATTTTAATATCAACTAACATAACAGGGTCAAAGGTAGGCATAGGCGAAGCCTCTCCTAGTGCTAAACTTCAAGTAAAGGGTAATGGAAGCACAAGTGCTACAAGTTCCTTACTAGTACAGAATAGTTCTGGGACGGAATTATTGAAAGTTACTGATGATGGATTGGTTACGGGTGCTGCCATAACTGCAACAAATAATCTTCGTGGTGCAAATGGCAGATTAAATATTTATAGTAGTGGTAATCAATTAATAATTACTAATCCTTATGTTGGTAATTATTTTTATATTGGACCAGATAACGTTTGTGGAGTTGATAATGCTTTTAGAGTACCCAATTTAAATGCTGGTAATTTATCTATTACTGCAAATTCTTATCCTAATGGTTCTAATATGACTTTGGGAACTTTTACTTCAAATAATACAGGTATAAATACAGGGTTAATTATATCAAGTAATTATGTTCAAGGAGGCGCAGGTGGACCTAATTATGGTAAACAAGTTAAATTTTACGATAATCTAACAAACAATAATGTTCAATGTGATTTGACTTTTCTTTATGTTAATCCAACTATTAATTATACTGCAACTGCAAATGGACAAATTGTAGGTTTTGATTTTAATCCTGTTGTAACTGCTGTAACAGCAAATACAAAAGTTCGTGCATTCCAATCTTCTGTTGGTGGGGTCTATATTAATACTACTACCTATCAAGCAAGTGCTATCCTCCAAGCCGATTCCACAACGCAAGGAATGTTACCACCTCGTATGACAGATGCTCAAATCAGAGCAATCGCTTCTCCAGTTAACGGCTTGATAGCGTACAACACCACTATTGACCACCTTTGTGTTTATCAAGGAGGTGCGTGGGTTAAAATTAATCATTCACCAATGTAAATTAAACAAGCAAAATGGCAACCTTATTTAATACAAAAATAAAAGATACCTACCAGTCACTCTTAAAACTGGAAGACAATACTATCCTAACCACTACTACTAAAAACGTAACAGATGGCTTAGGCAATGCTTCTCCTCTATACATGAGTACTACTAGAGTAGGTATAGGTACTAATGCTCCTATAAGTACACTAAATGTTTTAGGTCTATCTACATTTATTGGTGCATCAGGTAATATATTAGGATCTACTACAGCCAATGCCGCTGCTCAATTCTATCAAAGTGGATTCAATGGGGTTTTGGCAATAGGTGGCTATTCTAATGGTGGAGGAGAAATACAATCTTATCAAGGCGGTGGAGCAAATGCGGCCGGTAGTATGTTCTTACAAAGACAAGCTGGTAATGTATTAATTGGAAGCGCAAGTGATACCGCTAAACTTTCTGTCAAAGGAAGTGGATCTACCTCTGCTACTACTTCACTACTTGTTCAGAATAGTGGGGGTAATGCAGCTTTAACTGTTAGAGATGATTTATATGTATTTGGAGGAAGCAGAGTCTATAGTACAGGTAATATGTACATGGATGGAAACAGTGGTACATTGTTTTCTGCTTGGGGTCAATTAAATTTACAAGGAGCAAGTTATGTTCAGATAATGAACGATACTCTGAGGGTAGGAAGTCAAAATTTTAATTTTATCAATACTTCTTTCTCCCCTAACAATAGTACAAACTCTAACTTAATATTAAGTGGTAATGGATCTTCATTTACAAACGCTGGCGCAGGAAGTACAAGTGTAGGTAACGTATTGTCAATTCCTATTGGTCTATCTACTTCTACAGGTAATGTTACTTTGAACCATATTAATATCGACGGAGTAATAAACACCACAGCTGGTACAACATTACAACGTGGATTCTATTATAACCCTACGTTAACAGGTACTGTTGGTTTTACTCATCGTGCGATTGAAACAGTAACTGGTAACGTTCTATTAGGAACAACTAGTGGAAACGTAGGTATTGGAACTAGTAACCCTACTAATAAACTTGAGGTAGTAGGTACTGGTAGAATTTCTTCTACCTTGAATGTAGGAGGTGATGGTTCTACAAGCACAAGTTTTTCTTCAGGCTTTATAGCTTATGATACAGGAAATGCTTATGGACATTCTCTTGTTCATGCTCAGTCTGCGCAACTTTACTTATTTGCTAATCCTCAAGGATTTGCTGCAGGAGGATATGAACCTAGTTCAGGTGGTCTGTCTTCAGGTAACTTAGCCTTTATGACTGCAAGTACTACAAGATTAAAAATACTTAACAACGGAAACGTATTAATAGGAACTACAACAGATAGCGGTTACAAATTAGATATTAACGGTAATGTTAGAATCCAAAACACTTTAAACTTTAATTCTAATTTTGAGATCTCTTCTTCGGGTGTTGTATGTGGTATCTCCAGAGCTCCTGGAAATGGTCCTGGTATGGTATTTACCGATAACATGCAACAAGGACAAATTAGTTTTAAGTTTGCTTCACCATACAGCTCCCCAGGTACAAAAGGATTCTTAAGTGCTTCTGGAAGATCTGTTTTTAATATTAATATAGGATTAGGTAATCCTAATACAAGCAACTTAGACGCAAGTGTTTTGCTTTTAGACGGAGCACACAATGTTACGTTTGGAACAGGAACAACAATTAGAGGTATTTATTACAATCCTACTATAACTTCCTTAACGGGTGTAGTTGCACATAGAGCTATTGAAACTACTAGTGGAGACGTAGTATTTAATGGAGGTAACGTAGGAGTAGGAGAAGCTTCACCTACAGCTAGATTACAAGTAAAAGGAAGTGGTAGTACTAGTGCTACCACCTCGTTGAGGATTCAGAATGCTGGAGGTGTTGATGTATTAAAAGTTACAGACGATATGTATGTAACGATTCAAAACACAAATAGTACTGAGTGCTTTCAGTTGTTGGGGTTTAATAGTGATGCTTCCATTAAATTTACTCCAAGTGGGGGTAATTCAAGAATTGTTTTGAAATCTCAATCTTCGAGTTTAATACTTGGTACAGTAGCAAACGATTGGGCAGATGTATTAACTACAAGTGGTGCTCAAACTTTAAGGATTGGAACTTTAACGCCTGCAGGGGGTGGTGTGAATTATTATGCTTCTCAAAATGGTGCAGCAGGTTATCATAAATGGTTTTTGAATGGCGTTCAAAACGCTCAATTAACGGGAGCACAATTTGTTTTAGATGATAGTGGTACTGTAACACCCAATGCTTCTTCTATTCTACAAGCCAATTCAACCAGCAAAGGTTTCCTGCCTCCACGAATGACTAATGCTCAACGTGCTGCAATTACATCACCTGCTATTGGTCTTATGGTATACTGTACTGATGCTGTAGAGGGTATTTATGTATACAAGTCAACTGGTTGGACATTCGTAGCTTAAGGATTATTGACTTGATTTAAATTTAAAATAAACTATTTTTGTAAACATACCGTGAAAACTTCCTTCCTACTTTACTCTACGACAACTATCCTAGCTTTCTTAGGAACTTACTTCCTTAAGTTAGGAGCAGATAACATAGAACAGTACTTAGCGGTAGTTGCTGTTATTTTTATAGACGGCTTCTTTGGAGTATGGGCAGGAACTAAGAAGATTGGTTTTCAAACTAGAAAAGCAGTTAAGGTACTTCAGACTTTGTTTTCTTGGGTACTTATACTTACAGGTGTCTTGATGATTGAGAAGGGGTTTGAAGGCACTTTTTGGCTAAGCGAAACTTTGTGTGCCCCCTTTATTGTTTTTCAGCTGATAAGTGCGCTTAAGAATGCTCACACAGTAGGAATCATAGAGAACAGTGTACTCTCTCAGATCTTAGAGAAGATAGATCAACACAAATTTAATCACAACGAAAACAACAAAGAAAATGAAAAAGACTGATTTATATCTTAAGCCAGGAACATACATAAAGTCTTCTACTACTACAGGAGAAGTACAAGGTATCTCATTAGAGAACTTTGTAGTAAGTGTTTTAAACAACCCTACATGTTGCCCTAAATTATTTCCAGCAACGGGAGTCCCTACAACTTTTAATCCTTTATTTACAGATGCTTCTGGTACATTAGCTGGTGTAACTGCAACAGGATCATATACAATGATCTCACCTAAAATCTGTTTTTTTAGAGTGCATGTAAATTTCTCTGGTTGTACTAACTTTGGTACATTAGGTTATCAAATTACATTACCTTTTCCGTCTATAGAAACAATGAGGCAGGCTAACGGTACATTACACCAACCTGCACTTTCTGCACAATATCATATTGCTGGTATAACAGATATAGATACAGCTAATGCTTCTATACTTACATTATACTACTCAGGAAGCACAACAGACTTAGCTTGGAAATTCAATACACCTGTGGGTGGAACCACGGTAACTAGTCACTTTGATATATCAGGTGTATACGAAATTGTATAATAAAACTGGTAAGGATAAAATAAAATAAAAAATATATAATTATGACAACTTACAATTGGAAAATCACTAACCTTTATACTAAGACTGTAGAAGGTTTGGAAGACTACGTAGTAACTGCTATGTTTGAAGTAGAAGGCGTAGATGGAGAATTCTCTTGCATCGTTAACGGAAGTCAAGTGTTTACCGTAAAAGAAGGAGCTGAGTTTATTCCTTACGCTAACTTGACTGAAGCAATCGTAGTAGAGTGGATTAAAGAAGAGTTGGGTGAAGAAGGTCTTGCTCCCATATATTCTCATATCGAAGAGAACATTGAAAACCAAAAGAGTCCTGCAGTAGAACCTGTAATTACTCCTTTGCCTTGGGCTTAAACTAATTAAGGGGGTTAATAGCCCCCTTTTTTCTTATGAAAAACCTATCCATCAAACTTAACTTTATCTTCTTCTTTACTATCGTCTACCTTTTATATAGGTATGAGTACGTACAAGAACAAGACACCAATCAAGTAATCTCTTTTATAGATTCTATTGATAAAGCAAACGATACTTACTTTGAAAAGATAGACTCCTTAGAGCATATCAAACACGAAGAGTATAGAACTTACGAAAAAATCACCCTAAAGTATGACACCATTCAAATCGCTATTGACACTATGCCTGATATTGACGGCACAAAGTATCTACTCACAATCTCTAGACAGCTTACCGCTAAAGGAATTGAATAACGAATTCCTTAAGGGGATTCAAGCACGTGAGAGAGTAGTTAGTCTTAAAAAGATAGTTAAGACTGACAGTATACAGTTATCTTTATATAAAGATTCTATTATTCCTAACTTTAGATTAGCTCTAGATACAGCTAAAGTAGAGATAGTTCGCTTAGATACAAAGGTTAGATCTCAAGCAGAAACTATTAAAACATTAAAGAATGTTTTGAAAGGTGGATTAATTGCTATAGCTTTGTTAACCATAGGGTTAATACTCTAAAGCCTATGATGCCAATATCTAAACAGATTGTCCAGTATTACATGGATAATCCAAATACGAATGAGACAGCTATTGAAGTTGCTCTTCGTTTTAACTATCATCCTGAAGAACGTAATCAGTTAAGGGGTAAGCGAGTTCGTGATTTAAAAAGATCAGCTATGGCCAAACTCCTAAAGGGTGATCCTCTTTACATGCCAAATCCACAATCTGAGATTAATTCTAATACAACTCTAGGAACTTACGACGAAAACTTAGAAAAAGGTACCTTAGAAGTATCTAAACTAGTATCTGAGCAACCTAGATCTGCAGAAGAGATCATAAGAATTCATAAAATAGATACTACTAAGTGGAAACTTGTTCAGTATTGGAGTAAAGAAAAAAGCTCAGGGTGGTTAGTATCAGCTTTGTTTGCTCATATTAAACCTGAGGATACTTTTAATGACGACATAGAAGGCATTCTAAGAGAAGTTTTTCTTGAATCTGACATCACAGTACACCCAACACCTAAAAAGTCTCCTGTAAGCTCTAAAAAGGGCTTATTTGTTTATATGAGTGACAAACATGTAGGTGCGCTTACACATCCTACTGCTCTTTTTGGAAACGAATACAACGAGAATGTCTTTGAAGAGAGAATGAACAGAACATTAGAGGAGATAGAGAAGCAAGTTAAGATACACGGAAGACTAGAAGACTTATTTATCTGTGACTTAGGTGATTCTTTGGATGGTTGGAATGGCTATACCACTAGAGGTGGTCACCAATTACCTCAGAACATGGATAGTAAGGAAGCTTTTATGACTTATCTGTATGCTCATAAGAGATTCTTCGATACTTTAGTCGAAAGAAACTTAACTAATAACATTCATGCAGTAATGCAAACCAATGATAACCATGCAGGTTCATTTGGATATATTACTAACCAAGCACTTACTCTTTATTTAAACACAGCTTATCCATTCATCAAAGTAACGATAATGGAGAAGTTCTTAGAACATTTTGATTATGGCAAACATACGTTTATCTTCACTCATGGAAAAGATTCTGAAGATCTTAAGCATGGTCTTCCCCTTTTCTTAACCGAAAAAGCAGAAAACTTCCTCAACAAGTACATTAATCACCACAATTTAGGAGAGAATAAAAATATCTCGATAGTAAAAGGAGACTTACATACAGAGAGTATGCAACAAGCATACAAATTTAGATACAGAAATGTATTGTCTATGTATGGTTCTTCTAAGTGGATAATGAATAACTTTGGTCCAGGATACCCAGGAGTTTCATTTGATTTAGTAGAAAAAGATACGGATTTGATTTATTCGTTTTATATTCGCTTTAAGTAAAGTTAAATAAAAATAATATGGTTACCCTAGCAGATATAGACAAATTAATAAATCAATTTTATTTAGACTCCGAGAAGGACGGAAGAGCAGTAAGACCTAACGTAATACTAATCACAGAGGATCAGTTTGAAGAGATACTAAAAGAGATGGGAATAGAAGATGAAGACGACGTAACAATAGAAAGTATCCTAGGAATGGATGTCGTCATAGCAAATGGTTTAGAGTACCCAAGACTAATAAGACTTTAAAAGGTTTTAAAAAGTAGTAATCTTGTAGTAAATATCCATGTTATATGGATTGGGATTATTGACCGTAATATCTAAAGAAGGTCCTCCCGTGACACTAAAGCTTAGTTGTCCAAAAGAAGCAGGAGTAGGACTTTGAACGTCTACCCAAAAATTATATCCTAAGGGATTTCCTGCTAAGAAAGTAACATAAACAACACCAATTTCTTGTTCTCCATTGGCTGCTGAGTTACGCTTAGCGTAGTATTCTAGTTTTAAGAATCCTACATCAGTACCACTAGTGTATAAACTAACAGTACTTCCTGTGTTTAGAGTGGCTGTACTAGGAGAACTTCCTCCACCTCCTCCATTAGAGGCAGCAGTTATTCTACCTTGAGCATCTACAGTAATGTTAGCACTTGTATAAGAGCCTGCAGTTACTGCTGTATTGGCTAGAGAGATGGTTCCACTTGTTGAGATTGTTCCTCCGCTTAATCCTGTTCCTGCTGTGATAGAGGTAACAGTACCTAAGTACTGATCTCCGCTTACAGGAGTATAACCAAGAGCATCAATAACATCAGTACCTGTAAGGGTAATGTTACCTGTCCTTGTATTAAAAGAAGTCACTAACCCACTAGTATTTAGACTTAGAGTTACATCACCTGTACCTATGTCTATTCCAGTCTTAGTAGCAGTGAGTCCACTACCTACTAAAACCTTAGTCACTAGTGCTTGCCCTGAGACAGTAGTGTTTATATCCACTCTGCCTACAGATGCATTTTCAATAAGGGAACCACCAATCTGAGTTCTAGCCATACTTAAAATTTGGTATTAAGGTTTAATATAAGAAACACGAATTTTATCGGTAGAAGTAGGAACAAACAACATAGTAATAGTAAAGGGAGCTAAACTACCTACAGTATAGTCATTACCTACACCTGGCTCCATCAACACACCATTAAAGTATACATGTTCACTTCCTGCTACTGCAGAACCTGTTAAGGTAAATACAGTAGCTACACCATTAGGCAAAGGAGAAGGAGTTTCTCTTGTAGCAATGTTTGAGATGTTGATAGTTCCTGAAGGAAGATCAGCAGTACTCAAAGTTGTTCCAGCAGTAGCTCTACCCTTAGCATCTACGGTAATTTTAGTATAGGTTCCTGCAGTAACTCCAGAGTTAGCCAAAGTCAAAGCAATAGAAGTAGTACCTGAACCTGTAGCATCACCTGTAACACTGATAGATTGGTTACCTGTAATGTAGTTAGGAGTCCAGTTTACCCACTTGTTAGTTCCACCACCTGTGTAACGAAGCAATTGACCATCAGCAGGAGTTGTAATAGTTACATCACTCAATCCACTCAAAGCACTAATCAAGTTGATTGAAGTGTTAGTAACACCTGTTACACGACCTTTAGCATCAACTGTGAATACAGGAACTTGAGTAGCACTACCATAAGTACCTGCTGTTACACCTGAGTTTGCAAGAGTAACTGCAATACCTGTAGCTCCTGTACCTGTAACGTCACCAGACAATGTAATAGTTTGGTTACCTGTCAAGTAAGTGTTAGTATCAAGTGACCATGTGTTAGCAGCGTTCTTTCTCAAGAAACCTGTAGTACCACTAAGGGTTGCAATTGCACCTAAATCCGCATCATACGCTTGAACATCAGTACCAATAGCAAGACCTAAAGAAGTACGAGCAGCAGTAGAATCAGCTGAGCCAATTAAAGTACGACCAAAAGAAGTCAAACTAGCTACACCAGTAGTATCCAACCCTGTGAAGTAGATCATTGTATCAGGAGCAGTAACTGATCCTGCCAATGCAGTCAAGGTAGCATCTAAAGGTTGTCTAGAGTTTAACTGAGTTTGAATAGCTGAGGTAACACCAGTCAAGTAACCTACTTCAGTACCTGTTACAGCACTAACTGCTACTTTACCACTACCATCAGAAACCAAAGCTCTACTTGCAGTCAAGTTAGAAGTAACAATAGTAGAAGCACCTCCTGTGATAGCTGCTTGTGCTCTAGCATCCAAGTAGTAAAGGTTAGAACCTTCAGCAATATCAGAAGTAGTAGCGCTAGTAGCAGCTGTTGCCCTACCGTAAGTATCAAGAGTAACCTTAGTAAAGGTACCTGCACTTACGCCAGTAGTTGCTAAGTCGATATTATCAGCGTTAACAACAATACGAGAACTAGAAGCTGTTCCTACGTCAAAAGTAAGACCTGTCTTGGTCAAACCTGCTCCTGCAGTATAATCGGCAGCTCCTGAGAACTGAGAGAATACCAAAGAAGTTGTACCAGGAGTGATAGGTCCAGGAGTACTTTGTACCCAACCTGTTGCTTGAAGAGTAGTTCCACTTTGTACAAAGTAGAAAGCGTTTACTAGTTCTGTTCCTGTATCTGAATCTGCTGAACGAGACCAAGAACCTGAAGCTACATCGTAAACACCATTCTGAGATTGTGTAGATTGGTTCTTAACCAATACACGATCACCTACAGAAAGAGAAACACCATCAATAGTCTGTGTTCCACTTAAAGTAATGTTTGCTGTAGTAGCTACTCTTACTGCAGTCTTTACGCTCAAACCTTGAGCAACTGAATCTACGTAAGCTTTAGTAGCTGCATCTGAGTTAGAGGTAGGAGTTCCTACATTGGTTACTTTGAATCCTCCATGAGATTGGTCTGCAGTAAAAGCTACACTCCCATCCTTCTTGACAAAGTTACCACCATCTGCAAGCTTACTACTTGCTATGGCTGCTGATGCATCAATATCACTGTTTACGATACTTAATGCATCTAGTTGCGACTTTTTAATTTTAGTTAATGCCATTGTATTTAGTTATTTGTTATTTAAGTTATTTAGTTTTATATTATCTGATACTCTACTATGAGTTGATCTGAAGGAACAGGGGTGTACACAAGACTTACTTGGCTTACACCTGCTTCTACGTAATCATAACCTACTCCCCTAGTTAACCTTTGTCCGTTTAAGAATACTCTAGTAGTACCTGCGACAAAGTTAGAACTAGTTGTGAAGTTGGTATTTACTCCGTCCTTAGCTCCTGATAGATTGTAATCGTAATCTATCTTAAAAGCGTTGAAACTAGGACTCCAGTTCTCCCATTGACCAGTAGCTGAGTTAAACCTAAGCAACTGTCCATTAGAAGGTGTAGGAGTTGTTACATCTGTTAGTTGGTCTAAGTTAGATGGCGGGGTAAAACCTAAGGCACTAGTAACATCTGAAGAGTTAAGAGTAACTGCTCCTGTTCTTGTGTTAAAAGAGCTTACTCCTCCCCCTCCTGTACTTACTGTCTTCCAAGTATTATCATCTGCTAAGAACTTAGTTCCTCCTCCTGTTGCACCTGTTCCTAGTCTATTGACGTTAATTATCCCTACAGTAATGTATCCTGCATCAAATAAACGATAAGCTAAGGGCCCATTTCCACTAACAGGAGTAGCAAACACATACCCAGGAGGTAAATATACTATTCCACCAATAGGGTTTTGCGTATATACTAGTAACTCTGCTTGGGTTAATGGATTATTCGGCATCAGGTATAGAAGGTACAGACTACTGCACAGTAATTGTTATTACAAATATAATAGATTAAAAAAATAAAGAAAGGGGAACTTTCGATTCCCCTTCCCTGGTTGGTAAAATAACTAAAATAACTAAAAACTAAAACTATAAACTAAATAAACTAAAACTATTAGATCGCCTGTGGTCCACCTGTCAAGTTAAAGAAAGCAAGAATCTCTTCTTTTACTTTCAACTCAACTACGATGGGCTCACTTGTGATTTCAAATTTAGTGATTTTTACTGGAACTTTTTGCTTAGTTGCAGGATCAATCTTGTATTGATAATCTACAGGGTTAAGTTTATCAGCACTTCCCTCTAGTACAACAGCTAAGCCATTGTCTGTAGGGTAGGTCATCAATACTTTGTTAAGGTCAAAAGAGTAACCCTTCTTAACGATGAGTTCCATCTCTTCACCACTTTCGATTTTTTCTTTTTCTGTGTAATAGAATAACATATCTCTTATTTTAACTAATTACCAAGTAAAAGCGATATCGCTATCTCTAACCATGATCTTCTCTTCACCTTCTATTTCTACTAGTTCAGCAGATTGAAGGTACATAAGATTAACATACACTACGTCTCCTACTGCTACTTCGGTTACGTCTTTTCCTATGGCGTATACTTCTAAACGCTTAAGATTTGCTAACTCTCTCATGTTCATTTCTTCTTCCATCTCTGGTGTAAGTTGGATAAGTCTTTCTTCTCTTTTAGGACGATTGAGTAATACTCTGTGTCCTTTTACTGTGATGCTCATATTTTTTCTTTTTAATTTAGTTCTGCTTTAATTACATCTAGACCTGCAGCAATCAGAAGCTCTAAGCCTGATCTGTCCCTGTAGTCTTCGATGTATACAAATGTAACAATTCCACTTTGAATTATCAACTTAGCGCAATGCACACAGCATGCATGAGTACAGTACATAGTTGCGTCTTCTGTACTGATAGGACTCTTGCATGCCTTAGTGATTGCATTAGATTCTGCGTGTAGTACGTATTCAAAGGTTACATTGTTTGATTCACAAACATTTGGAAATCCAGATGGAGTTCCATTATACCCGAAGGAAATGATGTTACCATTCTTAACGATTAAGGCTCCTACTTGGAGTCTTTCACAATAGGACTCTTCAGCAATTCTTTTAGTTAAATCTAAGTAAAGCAATGCTTTATCTCCTACTGCTGCGTTGTAAATGATTGGTATCTTATGCATACTATGGTTTTAAACTTTCTTCAAATCTATAAATTTCTTTTGTAATATCCACTACTACTCCGTTAAAGTTTATGTCTTTATGTAATAGTAGTTTATAATCCTCAGAGAATTCATCGAATCTATTCTGTTTAAACATCTCTAGATCCCTGTGATAAATCTTGTTAGGCTTGAATACATACATAATTCTCTCGTCTACTTCATAGTAGTCAAAGAAAGAATCAAAGCTAGTAATCTTTTCTTCAAAGGCTCTGAAAGCACTACTCTCTACAGGTTCAAACAGAAAAAACAAACAGTTAGAATGCTTAGACTTAAAACCGTAGTCGTCTAGATAAACATTAATTAAACCAAAATTATACAAAAGTCTAGCAGCTTGGGCCCCTGAAGTAAATATCAGGGGACTCATAAACTTAGTAGTATTGTTAGTGTTCTCGTTCACTCCTATGTAATTAGATAACTCTGATACCGTCATTCTCGTAATCTTCTTTAGTGTATGCCCACAAATCATTCTCAGAGTGCCATATAAGTCTCTCAATGGCTTGGTGGAAACCTTCGTAACTCTTGCCTTGGAATACTCCTCCCATCTTACCTATAGCCATGGCTTCATCTGACAGCTCATAGATTAAAGGACTACCTGGAAACTTTTGGCTTTCTACGATAAATCTAAAGTTACTTACTTTTAAATCATTTCCGTAGATACTGAGGTCTGTTTGCTTTAAAGCTTCTGTGTAGAATGCTCCTTGAAAATCATAGCGATATTTCATAAGAGTGTCTGTCCAGAAGTTTAAGGAAGTAGTAGTGGTCTTTAGGTCGATAGGATAAAGTATGTTGTTTACTACGTCCACAACTACTAAATCTAACAAACCCTTACACTTCACTCCTAAATACTCAAAACTTAAGGCTTGTTGAGTAAATACTTTGTACTGTGAGTTACCTTTTACAAACTTAGAAGTAAAGGCATGTGACTTAAGTCCTTCTGCGATATTAATGATTAGGGCTTCTTGGGCAAAAGAAATTACTTTCTTGCCTTCTGCTGCAATCAAATCCTCGTAATAAGTTTTACCCTCCACTTCGAATCTTTCTCTTACCTTGGCGATAGTATCTCGCTTAAACTTCGCTGCTTCGTATGCAATAGTCTCAGCCATACTATCTTCTCGGTTACAGAATAGACTCCATACAAAATCTCCCATCTGTCCTGTAGGTCTTTCTACACTACTGATGTGGAACTCTGATCTGAATACTTCTTCTCCTTGAGTTAAAATTAAATCAACTCCATCACCTATTAGAGTTACTTCTGCTGGCTCATCTGTATCGGAGCTAGGGTCATAATTATAATATAGGTTAGGATGTTGTAGTAGCTTTTTAAGTCTGCTTTGACTCTGTGCTGTACTGTCTAAGTATCCTTGATCTAAAATCATTTGTCTATTTTATCTATTGTTAAAGTTAAATTAAACCACAAAAACCCTAAGTGAACACTAAACTTTTGTCTAGAGTGTGTTCTACTAAGGGTTAGTGTAGGGATTATGTAGAAAAACCAATAAGGATAATCTCGTTGTCCTTGTTTTCTTGTAAAGAAGTTACTGAACTTTACCTTCATCTGTCAAGTCATTAAATTCAGGCTTCTCTCTGAGGATGTAAGCTAGGAACATAGCATTGCACTGAATGTGACCAACGTGATCTATGTGCGACTCTATGTCCTTAGATTCCCCATTTAATAGACTGAACGTATGTCTAAGCATGCTTTCTAGGACTTCACTAGCAGGCATACCTTGTTTCCAATTATTTGGGGAATATTTAATACAGCCGTACTCCAACACTTCTACCATAGGCTCTAACGATTTAAAGTCTACGAGAGACCATTTTCGCTTACCTGAGTTATACCTTAAGGCTTGTTCTTTCTTAGGAGATCCTTCGTTATAATCTTCCATAGCAGGGAAATCATCCGTCATGATTAACGCATTAAGGCTCCTGTAGTAGTTCTAGGAGGAGGTTGTAGGAAAACTGTTAGGATAACTCTTCCAAACTTCATAGGAAGTATGTCAGTAACTAATCCGAGAGTTCCATTACAATTAACGACAGATCCTAAAGAGATTGTAATTTGTCCTTTGTCTCCTTTTTCGTCTTTGTAAGTAACTGAATTCTCACCATAGTAGTGACTAATTCCAGGTAAGCCCACGGCTTCCACTTTGTCTGTTTCTGTTCTTGGTTCTATAATGTATAACATAATTTTTAGGTTAGTTCTGGTACTTCCACTCCCAGGATTTCTCTTGCAAAGGTAATAACATCTTGGATAAACTTATGAACTTCTTCCTTCTTTCCCTTAGAAAGTGAGAGAGGAGTTTTGATGAATTGACCTTGAAACATAGTCTCTTCGTAGAAGTACTTGTCCTTAAGGAAAGTTACTACGTCTTCTTTGGTATATACTTCCCCTGTAAGCGATTCAAATCCTCCTCGGATGATAGGTACTAGGGTACTGTAAAAATAAGCCAACTGAGGGTTTGTTTTCTTTGAGTCAATTCGTGTGATACAAATCTCTACATCTACTTTTGGATCTTGTTTCATAAGTTCTCTAAAATAAGTCTGCATTAATTCTCTATCTCCTTTAAGGTGGACTGTGCCATCTATGTTAAGGGATAGAGATGCAGGAATGTAAACTCTATTTATCATAACTTATTGTTTGTTCTTTTCTCTATTTCTTCTAATAATAAGAATGCCAACTCTTCGTCTTCGTCAATCTGATTACTAACGTTTCTCTTTTCTAGATATCCGTCTAAAAGCTTTATAAAGTAAGCGTTTTTTGCTTTTGCTTCGTTGATTGCTTTTTTTAAATCAGGATTGACGAACTCACGAATGAATTGGTATTGTGTGTTTACAGCTCTAGCTAGGAGATATGTTCTCCTAACTTCTTTAATCTCTTCTTCTTTCATCACTTTTTCCAGTATTTTGCATGGGCAGGTTCTGCGCCTAATCTAACTCTCTTGCAGAACTTAGAAGCAGATTTTTCCATAGCATGTTGAATAGCATTTGAACACTCTTCTATAATTGACTCAGGACATTCTATTAAGTACTCATCATGGATTATGTTTACTATCTTGACTGTGTTAAAAAGTTTTTTAGGCATAAGATAGTCCTGCCAGAAGTATACACCAGCAAGTTTGCTTATCTCTGCACTTTCTCCCTGTACTCTGTAATTTAAAGACATCCTTTCAATGTCTCCTTTCTTACGGAAGTATCTAGATACTTTGTCCTTCATAGACTGTGCTGTTGGAGTACCACTATTCTTCACTCGTTTATATCTCTCCCAGAATTCTTTATCTTTTAATTCCTGCTCTATCTCTTTAAACCCTTCAAAGTAGTCTACATAACATCTTTTGCCTGTAACAGGGGACAATAATACATATCCCTTTTCAACTCCGAACTTCTTTGCTTCGGTATAATACCTATCTAAGTCTGGAAATGCTAAGAAATATTTCTTGTATATGTCTTCTCCTTCTTCAGGTGACAAGTTAAGTTGATCTGATATAGCTTTCGCTGAACCTCCATAGGCTAAAGCAAAACCAATAACTTTACTTTGCTGTCTTTTGTCTTTATGCTTCGACTTAATCTCATCTAAAGATAATCCGTTTAATTCCTTAAACATTTTACTTGCGATAAAGCTGTGCATGTCAGAAAGACCCTTATCATAAAACTCTAATAAAGATGGGTCTAAACACTGGTTAGCTAAAACCACAGATTCCTGTGCAGTGTAATCGCAACTTATTAAGAGATTACCCTCTTCTGCTACAAAGCAACTACGAGTCTCTTGGTCTGATGGAATGTTTTGAAAGTTAAAGTTCTTTACGTTACCAGATTTACCACCACTAGATAAGCGTCCTGTGTTCATCAACTGCTTAAACTGTGTATGTATTCTTCCGCTTACTGGATTGATTTGTTCTATCCAGTTGTAACCATAAGTTCCTATGTCTTTCTGTGCTTCTTTAAATGAAAGATAAGTTTTAATAATTGGATACTTAGTTGCAAACTTACCTAAGTGGTTTGCTTCTATTGTTTGTTTCTTGACTCCTTTTTCGACTACAGTTGTATCTACACCTATAGCCTCAAAGAATTCTACAACCTGTGAGGGTGAGTTCCAATTCACGTTAATTTTGTTACCTGAAGAAAACATGTCTAACTGAGTGTCTATAAATTTGGACATCTTGTTCTCTAGGATAAACTTATTAAGTGCTTCTACTGCCTCATCAGCCTGTATCTGTACTTTCTCAATCTTTTTGGTCCATTGTTCTACGTCTAGTTTCATACCACAATACTCGATATATGCTAGTACTAGAACAAAGCGATTGTCCAATTGAATGGACACATCTGTACCTTCTGTAAACTGAGAGAAGTTTTGCTTCGACTTGATTTCGTGTAGGTATTTTACGTCATAGGCAGAATACTTAACAAACCCTTCGGTTAGTCTACCTGTAATATTTGCTCGTTCTTCCTTACTAAGTGTTACTCCGCAATGACGTTGTACACAAGCAGCTAAAGAACATCTATGACTTTCTATACCCAAACGAGATGTTTTCTCGCCTAAAAATGTATCATATACCCTAGTGGGTACAATTCTCTGATGGTACAAGAATCTTAAGTCAAACTTAAAGTTATGACCTATGAGTTCCTTAATTTCTAATAAATTCTTATACTCTTGGATGTCTATTGTAGATAGATCTACAACATACTGGACTTCTCTATCTCCTAACTGCAAGGTATAAAACTTGCAAGTATATGGATCAAAGCCACTAGTCTCGGTATCGACACCAATAGAGTCTAACTTATCTAAGTAATCTAGGGAATCTTGTACGGAGCAGAGGGTTACATCAGGTAGGGAGATATCTTGTTTTGTTACCAGATAAATCATTTTAATAATGGTCCTACTATTTTGTTATAATCGTGTAATGCTTCACGGAGCTTTTGATACTTCTCAGTCTGAGTGTAGT